CTGCGGTCAACATGAACAAACTACTCCAAATATCTTGTGGCGCAGTTTATGACGACGACAAAGATGTTATTGGATTCGATATCTCTAACCGATACAACGTCCTAGTCGAAGTGATCGAGGAAGCATCCAATAAGGTCTTAGTGTTTGTACCGTTCAAGCATATAGCAAACATTTTGAAAGAGAAGTTAGAAAAGGACGGCCACCCGTCCGAGATCATCAACGGCGATGTCCCGGTTGCCAAGCGCAATCAGATCTTCAACGATTTCCAGAACACCCCCAACCCCCGGGTGCTGATCATCCAGCCCCAAGCAGCTGCACACGGCGTGACGCTGACAGCTGCGGATACGGTCGTATGGTGGGGTCCTACCTCTAGTCTAGAGACCTATGCACAGGCTAACGCACGGGTGCACCGGGCAGGGCAGACCAATAAGACCACGGTCATTCAGCTCCAAGGCTCCCGGGTCGAGCGGTACGTCTATAGCCTATTAGATAATAAAATCGATATTCACTCAGAGATTGTAAAATTCTATCAAGAAATAGTTGAATAATGCTGTAAACGCCACTATAATAGTGGTTCCATCAACTCAAAGGAGCGCAAGTGAGCACGGAAGACACCACAGTAGAGCAGCAACAGATCCCGCTTGAAAAGCTGGTCAAGGTCTACATCAAGATGAACCAAGTTCGGTCGGAATTGAAAGCGAAGTGGGAGACCGAAGACAAACTTCTTAAGGAGAAGATGGATTCCATCAAATCCGCACTGCTTGAACACTGCAAGGCCCACGACGTTGAGTCGGTTCGCACAACCGAAGGCACGTTCTACCGCACGGTGAAGACTCAGTTCTGGACCGGCGACTGGGATGCCATGAACAAGTTCATCATTGAGCACGGGGTGCCCGACCTGCTTGAGAAGCGCATCGCACAGGGCAACATGAAAACATGGCTCGAAGATAACCCGGAGAAGGTGCCTCCCGGGCTGAACATCACGAAGGAGTATGCAATCACAATCCGGAGAAAGGTATGAACCTAGCGACGATCGATGAGGTCGCTAAGACGTTTAAGGTATCCGTGTCCACCATTCGTACGTGGATGCGGCAGGGTCTATTCCCTGAGGGGTCGTACATCAAGATTGCCAAGACGTATCGATTCAACATGGACGTGATTCAGGGGCACTTCCTGCAAAACTCTCTGAGCCCCCAACCTAAACCCGTAGCGAAACCTGAGCGGAAAATCCCGGTCCAACTTGAGCTGGACCTGACCGAATTTGACAAAGACCTGTGAGGCTAACATGAGCGCGATGACCCTTTTTGGAAGTAAACCCTCCTCTATCCTTGAGAAGTTTCAAGGCATTGAAAACAGCATCTCTGATTCTCTGACTAGCTCGTCTAGCAACCGCCGTATCAGTATCGAAGGCGGCGTGTTCAGGGAGATCATCGGCGGTAAAGAAGTTCGTGTGAATGAAGAGCGGTCTATGAACGTCGCAATCATCGGCGTCTCTCCGCTTGCACGGATGTGGTATGGCAACGTGCAGTACGTCAAAGGCATGAAGGTCAAGCCGCAGTGCTGGTCCAACGATGCCGAGAAGCCCTCCCCCGATGTACCCGAAGCCCAGCGGCAAGCTACTAACTGCCGTAACTGCAAGCAGGATATCAAGGGCTCTGGGCAGGGTGAGAGCAAGGCTTGCCGCTATCAGCGTCGGGTGGCTGTGCTGCTGGATGGTGAGATTGAACAGCGTCGGGTGTATCAGGTAACCCTGCCGTCCACGTCGATCTTCGGCGATGCCGAGAATGGCAAGATGCCCCTGCAAGCATACGGCCTGCACTGCAAGGCGCACAACACCCCGGTAGAGGCTCTGGTTACTGAGATGCGGTTCGACACCGCAAGCTCTACGCCTAAGCTCACGTTCAAAGAAGTCCGCTTCCTGAATGATGCCGAGGCTGACGCTGTGCTGGCTATGCGGGACCATGAGGACACTATCCGTGCGATCACTTTAAACGTATCGCAGATGGACGGTGTGTCTGAGGAGCCTAAACAACTTGCTGCGCCAGAGGCTAAGGCTGAGCCCAAGGTTGAGAAGAAGGCTGAGCCCAAGGTAGAAGAAAAGGTCGAGGCCAAAGCTGAGCCAAAAGCAGAAGCTGTGGAGGAGCCCAAGAAGGTCGCTAAGAAGGCAGCTGCTCCTACGCCTACGCCTGATTCGGATCTCGCTGACATCGTTGGTGAATGGGACGACTAAGAACAGCCATGGCGGTGCGGGCAACTGCACCGCTAGTTCTCAGGGTTCTCTTTCCATCGACGGTCGGCGGGTATGGACACCAAAACATTCTTGGAAGCGGTCTTAGGAGAGGATGGCTTATATTGTTCTTGGGCTTTTCGCGGGCCGAAGATAGTTCAGACGCTGCATGAAACGATCGATGAAGTTATTGCTCAGGCTAACCGACTGGACCGTGACGGGTTCAATACGTTTTTTGCCCTTGCGACGTTTAAAACTAATCAATCACGTGAAGCCGAAAACGCAAAGCAATTGCGGGCATTCTTTTTAGATATCGATTGCGGGGAGGGTAAACCCTTCCCAACACAAGCGGAGGGAATCAAAGCACTACAGGGGTTCTGCAAGATAACTGAGCTGCCCAAACCAACGATCATAAATTCTGGTCGAGGGCTTCATGTCTATTGGCGGCTTGAGACTGCGGTAGACAAGGAAGACTGGAAGCCGGTTGCTGAAGCGTTCAAACGCAAGTGCCAAGAGATGGAGTTCAACATTGACTTCAATGTTCCGGCTGATACGGCACGAGTACTGCGGGTCCCTAATACACGTAACTACAAAGACAACCCACCAAAAGTTGTGCACATGGTTGGTGAACTCGCACCAGCCGTGCCGTTCTCATTGTTTGAAAACACCTTTGGACGTATCGAGGCTAGACGCAAGCCAACCGGTGCAGTGAGCAGCCTGACCGATGCAATCATTAACAACTTCACCAGCAAGTTCAAGACGATTGTTCTTCGTACGGCAGAAGGGCACGGGTGTGCTCAGATCGGGCACATCATCAAGAACCAAGAGGCGATCGACGAGCCGCTGTGGCGTGCGGGGCTGTCTATAGCGTGGACTTGCTCGGACAGAGATACCGCCATACATAGGATGTCATCTAAGCATCCTAACTACGATGCAGCTGTGACGGAGGAGAAAGCAACTCTTACCAAGGGTCCTTATCTTTGCGAGACGTTTGACTCCCTGAACCCCGGGGTGTGCACGTCATGCCAACACTGGAAGAAACTAAAGTCGCCCATCTCGATCGGGCGGCATGTGGAAGAAGCCGAATCAGAAGAGAAAGACTTTGTAAATGAAGTGACGGGCGAGGTCACCACGACCAAGATCCCAGCATACCCAGACCCCTACTTTCAGGGCAAGGGTGGTGGAGTCTTCAGGCGTGGGGCAGACAGGAAAGGCATGCCCAAGGACATACTGATATATCACAACCCACTCTACGTGATCGGGCGGTATCGAGACCCAGAGGTAGGAGAGACGTGCGTCATTCGGCTACACCTACCCCGCGACGGGGTTCGGGATTTTGTGGTCCCGCTAGCTCATGTGGGTAGCACAGAAGAGTTTCGGACAGCACTCGCCAAGCAGGGTGTGGCGGTGGTGAACCCAACAGAACTAAAGGAGTACATCATGAAATGGGTTAATGACCTGCAATTCAAGGTCGAGGCAAAAGATGCACACACTCAGTTTGGGTGGACGAGCAAGGCTCTAGAAACCCCTAAGTCGTTTGTGCTTGGTGACAAAGAGATCTTCGCGGACAAGATCGAAACTAATCCCCCATCGCATAAGACGTTTGAGTACTTCCCCTCCTTCAAGGCCAAGGGGACTATGGAAGAGTGGCGGAAGATCATGGACTTCTATGGGCAGCCAAACATGGAGGCCTATCAATTCATGATTGGGATGTCGTTTGCTGCACCGCTCATGCACTTCCTGCCGATCAACTTCTTTCAATTCCACATGCACAGTGACGACTCAGGGCTAGGCAAGACCACTACCCTGCTTGCGTTGTCGTCCGTCTGGGGGGACCCAGAGCGGATCATGTTGTCGCAGAAAGATACACAGAACTCACGGATGAACCGGCTCGAAGCGTTCAAGAACGTCCCCGTGCCATTTGATGAGATGACCAACATCAAGCCGATCGAAGCATCGGACGTGCTGTACGCATTGTCGTCAGGCTTCCAAAGAAACCGCTTGAGCCCTAAAGGCAACCAAGAGCGTTATCGGGGAGAGGCTTGGCGGACCACGGTGCCCACTACAGGTAATGCCAGCATCATCGAGCGCGTCAATTCTGTGAAGGCAATACCGAAAGCAGAAGCACAGAGGATCTTTGAGTACGAGCCCAGACGGATCGAGTTCGATACCAAGGGAGAGACAGACAACATCTCACAAACGATCCTGAAGAACTATGGGCATGCTGCGGTACCTTACCTGCAATACTTACTCAAAGATATGCAGGGGTCGATAGACCTACTCAAAAAAACTCAGAATGGGATCGATGAGGTCGCAGGGCTGAAGGCACAGAACCGGTACTGGTCGGGCGGTACGGCGGCAGTCATCACGGGCCTGCTCATCGCTAAGAAGTGTGGGTTCCACAACTGGGACATCGGTGCAATCGTACGG